GGGCAGTTCTCAATGAACCACCCACCCTTGCCCTGAAAGCCGTGCGAGAACAGACGGACCCATGGGAGTTCCTCTCCCTCCACCGCCATGAGGAAACGGATCACTGCGTATCCATTGCCAGCCTTGTCCCGTTGCAGCGTCCAGAACCGATCGTCCTCGTAACTCTTGCTGCTGTTGAGTTTGGTCATCTCCTTTGAGAGACGATCAATTGCGGACTGTGAGTTCTTCTTCATGCTTGAAAATCCAGACATTGTGTTCTCCTGTGTGTTAGGGGTATGAAATGTGTCTGTGGTCTGTGTAGTATACCAGATGTATCGGTTCAGTCAAGGGGCAACTTGGGTTTTTTTCCGCCCCTGATCATATTCAGTTCCTCAAACTCCACCCGCAGTTTCTCGCGGAGGGGCTTGCTCACCAACTTGGCGATTGACTCCGGCTCAATGCCGTGACGCTCGCAAATCTCAAGGACTGCATCAATATACCGCCCGTCCTTGCGGTTCTTGCAGAGTTCCTCAATCTCCTTGGTGAATGTGTTTTCCAAATTGATAATGCTTCCCATTCTTTTAGCCTTTCATTCAGTTTCGTCGTTAGGGTCCACCACCTCAATTGGCATGGTGTCAATGTTTTCCACCCACCGCTGGACCGCCGTTTGGAATTCGGAGTGCGTGAGCAGCATTCCCAACTGCTCTCCTCGCTCGGTCATGAAGCGGATGCAGTGCATCTTCTCCTGCTCGTCCAAAGGCATCAGCGGGGGAGCGTCAAGACCCAGCAACTTTCGTAGCCATCGCATTCGCCTTCTCCTGTATGTCCTTGAACTTGTTCTTCTTCCAGTATGCCTTGATGGTCTCGCCCAACGCCCGCTTGTGATCCTCGCGGCTCTCAACGAACAATTGGGACTTGCCGTTGTCGGTGGCGACCATCAGGACGATCTGCTCCGCCTTCTGTCCGGTTCGCTCCTCCCACATCCATGAATAGGCGGATGCCTGTTGGAAGTAGTTGAGAACCCACTCCCGCTTCTTGGGCTTGACCGATGTCTTGAAGTCAATGACGGATGCCTTGCCCTCGTACTCCGCGATGCAGTCAGCCCTACCCGCCATACGCAGGCTGTCTGACCACATTGCCTGCTCAATCGCGAAGATTTCCCCGATGTCCTGCACCATGGGAAAGATTGAGTCAAAGTGTGTCCGGTCAAGGTCCGAGGGTATCTCGCCCTTGAGCAGGTAGTTCTCCACCAGCGTATGCAACCTTGTGCCGCGAGCCATGGCGGCTTCCGACTTCTTCCGGTTTGCCGGATCCTCCCGCCACTTGGCCCACTTCTCCTCATCGGCGTGGTTGACCACGGTGGTCACGGAGGGAAACCAGATACCGCTTGACGGTGACTGGTAGAACCTCCCCATGCCGGGAATCTCAATCCGTTTCAGGTAGTCATTCGTGGTGCTCATGGTCAATAGTCCCGCATGGTGTTTCTGGGGTGCGCCCGCTTGATCTTGGAGATCACTTCCTTGAATCCGGAATCGGGCTTGCGAACCCCGATCCTCACGGGGTCACACGCTGCGGGTGCGGAGCCAATGTATTGCTCAATGCATTTGGTCTTGCCGCATTTTGGGCAGGGCTTCTTGCATGGCTTCTTGCGATCCGCCATCCGGAGGAAGTCCTCAAAGGTGTGATCGCAAAGTTTGCATCTGTAGTCATAATTAGGCATGGTGATCTAGTATTTAGCGTACCACGCCGGTCTGTCCCGTCGCCTCCACTTGGCAATGTGCGATTTTTCCCCGATGTAATACGCCTTATATGCATCGGTGAAGTGGGGTCTCTTGTACTGGTCGGGCATCGCCTGCGGGTGCGGGGTCAACGAACCATTCGGAATTTCCGAAGAGTTCGCGATGCACCAGTCAACGACATCCTCCGACTTGTGACGCTTGCCGTAGCGGTAGGTGTACTCCTCGCAGAGTGCCTTCGCATGTCGGCAGAGCCAGTCGTAGTTCTCCCTGCTCGTCCGTGTCCAGATGGTGCAGGGGTGCTTCATGTGAGTCGGCTTGTAGGGCGCGACCCCCGCGGGGTGGGCGGCACAGAGCATCTGTGCGGACTCAAGGATCATCTTGACCACATGAGCATCGCATAGACTCTGTGCCGCCACCACGGGGTCGGAATCAACGGCGAAGATGTTCAATCCATCCACCTTCCGTGATTCCAGAGGTGCCACAGGCGATGGGTGAAGATTGCCCATCCGAGGCCAAGCCATGATCGGGCTTCGTATTTGCCCTCGTAACAGAGCATGGTGTAGTGGTGTGTGTCCCTATCGGGCTTGGGCTGCGACCTCTTGAGTCGTGTTTCCTTCTCAATTGCGATGACCTTGTCCAGAACCTTTTTCTTGGCATTGGTCGGCTTGCGTGGCATCAGCGGCGATCCTCTTGAACATCCGACTCCTTCACCCAGAAGGTTTCCGGACCCCACTCGTTGCTGTGGGTGGTGACGAGGAACTGCCGTCCCCAGTTTGGGTGGATTTCAACCTTGCGGACAGTGGCGACCTTCTGCTCGTTGACGAGCCAGACCTTCTTGCGTTGCGGCTGCTGTTCTGACATTGTTTTCTCGCATGGATTCTGCATTGACTTCCCGCACGCTGCGGGTTGATTTGTGGGATGATACCACGGGTTCGGCTCTTGTCAAGCCCCTTCTCTATCGGCTCGCCTAAATACCGACTGGAGGATTTCTCATCATGCCAATGACAATGACAATACCTGAAGTGCTGGAAGCGGTCAAGGGAAAGGCCAAGAACAAGGCGGACATCGTGCGCCTGCTTCGCGAACACTCAAGCATGGCCCTTCGCCAGATCCTGACCTATGCCTTCTTTGACAAGGCAAAATGGTATCGCAAGGATCTCCCTGCGTACACGCCCGACTCATCGCCCGAGGGGTTGACGATGACCAACCTGTTCTCCGAGTCAAAGCGTCTCTACATCTTCAAAGAGTCCTATAACCTGCCGATGGAACGGAAGGACACCCTGCTCATCCAGATCCTTGAGTCCGTCCACCCCAAGGAGGCGGACCTGATCCGCAACCTCTTTGACGGCTCGTTCCAGTTTGCCTATGGGCTGGACAAGAAAATCGTCAAGGAAGCGTTCCCCGACTTGGACCAGATGAAGATCAGCGCGTGATCGCGACCGCGTTCCTCGCGAACATGGTGAGGAAGTAGGAGTCCACCACATCCGACACCGGACTGCCGCAGTCCTTGCTCTCGTTATCCATGACCTTTCGGAGGTCATGTCCCGTGGTCGCCACGAAAGCGTCGTGCATCATGCACTTGTCGGCGTTGCCCTTCCCGCACGCAAACTTCTTCAGGGCGGTCGGGGCGATGACCTTGAACTGATACCTGCGTTTCCACAACTTATGCTTCAGCAAGCCGCAGTTCTCGGCGATGTGGAAGACCTTGCCTTTCGCCCCCATCGCATAGTCCTCAATGATGACGATATCCGGTTCAATGTCGCAGATTCGGATGGCCCACTCGGATATGCGGTCAAACCGGTCCTCCTGTGAGTGGTAGTCGTGTTGTGCCGACCCATGAATGATGAAAGAATCAGAGAGCCGGTAATCGGTCTGGTGCTTCTTGACCGAAGTCAGGTAGTGACAGGTCACGATGCCATCTGCCAGCGTGGTCACGGCAGGGGTGGTCATGGAATAGTCAATTCCGATCACTTTCATGCCAGTATCTAGTGGCATTCAGCCGACATTGTGGTATACTAGACGCAATATGAACATCGAAACCATCAAGCAACTGGCGGAGCAGCACTTGCAGATTGACTCGACCGAACTCGGCGACGAGTCTATCCGCATCCCGCAACTGCACGGCAAGTTCCTCAACATCTTCCATGACGAGTCGCTCGTCCTACGCAAGTTGGAGGCTGACTGGCGGACATTGCGGAAGCAGAAGTGGGAGTACTACAACGGCAAGATGAGTCAAGAGGAACTGAAGGCTCTCGGCTGGGAGCCGTTCGCCCATCGCATCCTTCGGCAGGACATTGACATCTACATGGATGCCGATCCCGACCTGAGCAAGTTGTCCTCCAAGATGGACCTCCAGAAGGCGAAGGTTGACTATCTTGACTCGGTCCTCAAGGGCATCAACAACCGGCAGTGGGTCATCCGCAACGCCATTGAGTGGAAGAAGTTCCTGAGCGGCGTGACCTAAATAGGAGAATGCCGGTAGTGATTGAAGTACGCAACATGAACACGGCTCACCTGCGCGTGCTCGCGGACAACTCCATTGCCCGTGAGTTGCAGGAGTACTTCACATACGATGTCCCCGGTGCCAAGTACACCCCAGCGTTCAGACGAAAGGTCTGGGATGGCAAGGTGCGATTGTATAACCCACACTCCGGTCTGCTGCCAGCCGGACTGATTGAATACCTAGCCACCTTCGCCAAGGATCGTGGATATGAGATGCATGTTGACAGCGAGGTGGCTGAACCCGAACTCAAGTTCAACTGCGACTCTGTCCGTGATTTCGTGATGTCCCTGCGCCCGCACGCACGCGGGCACGCGCTCGCGCCGCACGACCATCAGATTGATGCCCTGTGCCATGCGATGAACAAGACCCGTTGCGTCCTGCTATCCCCGACCGCCAGCGGCAAGAGCCTCATCGTCTATTCCCTGTGCCGACACTACCAGTCGGTCATACCGCAGCACAAGAAGATACTCATCGTTGTCCCGACCATCTCCCTCGTTCACCAGATGTACGCGGACTTCAAGGATTACTCGTCGCAGGTTGAGTGGGACACGGATGCCAACTGCCACCTCATCATGGGAGGCGAGGAGAAACTGACGAACAAGCAGATCGTCATTTCCACATGG